ATCTTCCTTTGATGGTATCCGCAAAGTAGCGGGACTAGACCCAGGTGGCGGAGGAGGAGATAACTCCATACTCACAATCCGTCAAGGAGCATACGTATATCCTCCGTATCGCATTAAGCACAATGACACAAATGACTTAATCGACAAAGTTACTTCTTTCTGCAAATCCAACGAAGTAAAGGAACTATACGTAGACTACAATGGCCTCGGTGTAGCTATCTTCGACCAACTTAAACGAAAGATAGGTTTCAAGACTTTCAAGGTTGTTAGTAATGCACGAGCAAATGACCCTGAAGCATATCGCAACATACGTGCGGAGCTATATCGTGAATTGTCCAACAACTTCGACTTGCTTTTTCTGCCACATCATGATAGATATATACAAGAACTGCCAGAAATCCATTTCATTCCTGACAGCTCACCACTACAGGTAATTGATAAGAAGAAAATACGTAACCGGCTAGGTTTTTCTCCTGACTTTAGTGATAGCTTGATGCTATCTACTTATCGTCATTTTGACTTAGGTAAAGAAGACTACGACTTAGAGCAATTTTCTGCTTTTAAACAAATGAACGAGAACTTAATACAGGAGTCTAGTTTTGCCAAAATATAACTTCGCAAAATTACCTACAGCCGCACCACAACTAGGTGGTTACACTTCAGTCCGTGGACAATTTAGCTACGAGACTGATGACATTGTAGAAAATCAACTTGCTGGCGATAAGTATCTTGTTGAATTCTACAAAATGAATGCCAATGACCCTGTTTGTGGTGCAGTCATGCTGGCACTCACGCAGATATTTAAGTCAATTAAGTGGGAAACACAAGATGACCCAAAGGGGATTCTAAAGCAGTCACTTATCAATGCAGGTTGGATTGATAACATGGAAGACATGCTTTCGTTTTTCATTTATGGTCATTCTGTCATGGAACTTACACTTGTCAAAGATGAGAAAACTGGAGTTGTTTGTTGGAATGATATGTACTATCGTCCACAGACAACTATTAGTGATTGGAAATTTGACAAACATGGCAAGTTAACTCATGTGCAACAGACAGTTGACGGTGAGCAGATTGACATTAAAGCATCTAAGTGTCTAATTTTGCACTGCCACAAGACTCAATCTAACCCACGAGGTAAATCTCTTTTCCGTAACGCATATCGTGATTGGTACTACAAGACAAATATCGAGAAGATTGAAGCTATAGGTATTGAGCGTGACCTTACTGGTTTGCCGGTATTAGAAGCCGCTGAAGGTGCTGAGTTGACTGACGAGAAAGGTCAACTTAACGCTGTTGGTAAGTGGGCATGGCAGATGGTTCGTAACGTAAAACGTAACTCCCAAGAAGGTCTTGTTCTACCTGACGGTTGGAAGTTCAACTTAGTAGGTTCTCCAGGTCAACGTCAGTTCGATTTGAATGACGTTATAAATCGCTATTCTACTAACATGGCACTTTCAATGCTTGCCCAGTTCCTCGTACTTGGTGTAACTAACTCATCTGGTAGTTTCGCTCTAGCCAAAGAGCAATCTTCGTTGTTTCATACTGCAATTGAAGGTTTCGCTTTCGCTATGGCTAATGCAGTAAACAGCCAGTTCATTGGTGGTCGTGCATTGCAGTATTTCAATAACCTACCTACTCAGCCTACCCTTAAACCAGTTGGCATTGAACGCATTGACATTACTGACCTTGCCGCTTATCTTGCTAGAATGCTGAAACTCAATGCAATCAAACCGGATGACACACTTGAGAATTTCCTACGTGACCGTGTAGCACTTCCTCCTCGTGACCCTGCTACTACTCGTGTCGCTGATGTGAAGTTAGACTTTGAGAGTGAAAACCCACCTGACCCACCGGAACCTAAACCGGCTGAGTTAGATAAACCTATTGTAGAACCTGCAAAGACACCAAAAAAGGAGGTAAATAAATGAACAAGCCACTTGGAGAACAACTAGCCAGTAAACTGGACGGTATTACACTTGCACCGTCTGTTTCTGATGGTTTGTTGTTCGACCATCCACCTGTCCTAGAACTCACTAGCATTCCGGTAGTAAACAAGGGTGAACGTGGACATTCGCTGATTAAATACCTAACGTCTTCCGAGTGGGCTATCATGCCTGAAAAACTTGAGCAATTCGAAGCGGTACTTAATCAATATCTCTCTGGTACGAACATCAAACTAGATTACTCAACTGACGAAGCAACTCGTATTATGGGTAAAGTTGCTGTTGTACCTATAACTGGTACTGTAGTTAAACGTGCCTATGGACTGGCTTCTCTGAGTGGAGTACGTGGTACGGTTGACATTCAGAATAGCATCCAAGAGGCTCTTGATAATCCAGCCATATCTGGTATCGTGTTACGCATAGACAGCCCAGGTGGAACAGTGGATGGCACGAAAGAACTAGCTGATTACATTGCTCGTGCTAAGTCCAAGAAACCAATAGTAGCTTACGCAGATGGACTCATGGCTTCTGCCGCTTATTGGATTGGTTCTGCGGCTACTGAGATTGTTGCTTTCGATACAGCAAAACTTGGTTCGATTGGAGTTGTAGTTAGTCATCAAGACCGGAGTGAGCAAGAAAAACGCTCTGGTGTAAAAACAACTTACATCTACCAAGGTAAATACAAAACCGCTGGTAACTCAAGTGAGCCACTGACCGCAGAAGGTAAAGCATACATCCAAGCTCACATTGACACTTATTACAGCATGTTTGTAGACGCAGTTGCACAGAATCGTTCTATAGAGCGTGATACGGTTATTAAGGATGTTGCTCTCGGTTCTGTATTCATCGGTCAGAACGCAGTTGATTTAAACCTCGCAGATAGTATTGGCAACCTAGACGACGCTATCTTACTAGCCCACAAATTAGGAGAAGAGAAAATGAATCTCGAAGAAATGCAAGCCCGAGTCGAAGAGCAGGAAGCAATTATTGCTACCCTGACTTCTCAACTGGAAACAGAAGCACAAACCTCTGCCGCACTTCTTAGTCAAGTGGAACAACTGAGCGAAACTTTGGCTCAACGTGACCAAGAAGAAGCTACTGCTAAACGTCATGCAGAAGTTGCTACGATGTTTGCAGGTCTGAACGTGTCGGATGAGTTTATCGCAAGTATCGTTGACCTTGACCCGAAGATTGTAACTCAGATGCACAAGGAACTTTCTGCTCGTCAGACTACTCTGGATAGTCAACTTTCTGAGTTCACTGTTCAGACTGAAGGTGCAACTTCCGAAGGTGGTGATGTTACTTCACCGACTACAATTGATGAAGCAGTTAACATGATTGAACATCGTGATAATTGTGATGTTGAAGAAGCAACGGATAAGGCGCAAGCTGAATTCCCTAAACTGTTTGAAAACCAATAAGGAGAAATGAAGATGAGCGACCAAGGTGCAGTGATTATCACTATGACCGTTCCAGAATCTACTGGGCGGGGTTTATTTGTTAGCGGTGCTGGTACTCTTAGTGCTACGCTTCGTGGCGTTGGGTGTCTGGTAGAAGGTACAGATGCCGGTGAAACTAAAGCCGCTGTCCAGATTTCTGGTACGGCTCTTGCTAGTCTAGCAGGTACTACTACTGCTGGCGCACATTTGTGTGCTGATGCCGCAGGGCAACTTGTGGTGAAGTCCACTGAAGCTGATGACCTTGTTTGTGCAATTGCACTTGAAGGCGGTTCTGCTGACGAACTTCGCAGAGTCAAAATTATCTAATAACCAACTACGAGTAAGGAGATTTAGCTATGTTGCAAACTCAATTCACTCAGACCCTTACGAAAGTTGGTCTGAAGTATATGCAAGACCCTGCAAAATTCAAAGCTACAAAGATTTTCCCAATGTGTCCTGTCAGTCTGATGAGTTCTAACTATCCGACTTATGACAAGGAATACTGGTTTAAGAATGAAGCCACCATTCGTAAACCTGGCACTGAGTCCAGTGGTAGCCGTCATGGGCGTGGTGAGGCAAGTTACTCCTGCCAAGATGTTTCGCACCATGAAGATGTACCGGAAGAGTACATCAAGAATGACCCTGCTCCACTCAATCCGTTGAAAGCGGCAACTCGCCGTGTTAGTCATATCATCAGCGTCTTTGATGAAGTTGACTTTGTTACTCGCTTCCTGACCACTGGTATTTGGACAGATGCTTCTGCTCCTTCTACTCGTTGGGATGCCGTTGATTCTACTCCGCTTGAAGACATTGATAGCTACAAGCGTGACATGGAATCTACTACTTCATTTGAACCCAACAAAATCGTCATGAGTAAGGACGTTTTCGATATTCTGAAACGTCATCCTCAAGTGAAAGAGCAAATCAAGTACACGAGTGCCGCTAACGTGACTGTTGCTCTGCTTGCTTCGCTGTTTGAAGTTGACGAGATTGTTGTTCTTACTGCCGTGTACGACTCCGCCGCT